GGAAGATATATTGAGGGAATCATATAAACAAAATAAGAGAGACATTGTGATATCCAAAACTGGGGAAGGCGAATTATTGATCTATAGAGTTGTTAATGATGAATATCGGAATATTATTATTGACGAAGATGCCGACATTGAATATATGAATATTCCTGCTAATAGAGAAGATACAATTAATGAATATTTTCCTTTTAAAAATTTAAAGGATGATTCTATAGTAAAATTGGTGGAGAAAATTTGATAAGATTATGATACATTTTCCGTATATTTGCTCTAAATATAGAGCAATGAAAATATCTTATTTAAAGAATCCAATAAAAGTTTGTGATATTGTTTTAAATACCCTTGAAGGAAAGCCGTTGTGGAATATTATTTGGAATAATGAAATTCCTAATAATATTTTAAGTCAGAATAATGGTAGATGTTATTATATAGTTGTTAATGGCGATATATTTAAAATAGGATATTCCGATTGTAATGGTGGTATAAAATCAACAATAAGATCTTATAGAAGCTCTGGCAATGGGGGAAGACCATCTGATAGAACTCATGGAATTCATGTTTTAATTGCTGAACAATTATTAATTGGTAATAAGGTAGAATTTTACTTTCATTACGTTCCATTGATGAAAAATAATTTGGAATTAATGGATGGTAGTATTGTGTCTATCGATAGATCATTATCCGGTAAGATATTGGAAGAATATAATATGGAAATTTATAAAAAAATACATAATGATCTCCCAATTTGGAATTTGCAAGAAGCTGGAAAGCCTTGGCCTCTCTATATTCAAGAGAGTAGAAATAATTTATTAAGAGGTAATTCAATAACATTACAAGATATAAGAGAAAGATTGATCAAGACCTCTTAACTATTAAAATCTCATGAGATTTTTTAACTATTTCATTATTGTTTAAGTCCTTTCTATTTTTACCAATTCTTTTTTCACCATTACTCATCGAGTAGCTCCATTCTGGATAGAAGAGCTCAAAATCTTTATAATATTCTCTTATTGTCTCACAATTGTTATAAGAAAGAACAAAGTCTCCTTTGTGGTTTAATAATAAATCTCTTAATAATTCATGATTGAACCCGGAGTGATGAACGTCAATATTTTTCATAGGATACATGCCTTTATGCATTTTATTATCAATATCTTTTTCTAAATAGTATGGCGGATCTAGATATAGAAAATCACTATTGTGGTTTTTAATTGAGTTTTCAAAAGATGATTGACTAACAGATAGATTATCACATTTAAATTCCTTTATTTTATCCACCATTTGTTTCCATTTTTTATCATTCAAATATACGCTTGAACCCCATCCTAGGTATCCAGGGCCATAAGAGCAGTTATGATTAAAATAATAATAAGCTGCTAGCTTTACTTCATCTAATTTTAATATATTTTCTCTTTTATAATAATTTGTATTCCAATTTTTTAACATTTCTTGTGTTTTATCAGAGCACATTAGTATTTCTTTTATTCGATCATATTCATCATTTGTTGGTTTTATTTTTAATAACTCTTCATATAATTTATTAGGATTTTTTAAAATTATATTCCAAAAATTAATTAAAACATCAAATATATCATATCCTATTACTTCTTTTTTTAAATTGGATGCCCAATGAACTTCTAAGGAACCACCACCTATAAAAGGTGATATTATTTTGTCATAATTTTTGATAAATGGAGTTATTTGTTTTATTGCTCTACTTTTACCACCTGCATATCTTAATATTGTTTTCATAAATTTTTTTTCTTTATATATTAAATTTTAATTCTACTTTTTCTACTTTTTCTACTAAACAATCTTTTATTTTAATATATACTTTATATGAAGAATAGGCGAAAAGTTAAAGTATTTTTTACGATTGATCCTGATTTGTATAAGGAGTTTGAAAAAATAATTGAAGATAAAATTTTAGATAGATCTAAATTAATAGAATCTTTAATAAAAAAATATATGGAAGAAATAAATAAATGAATATCGAGTATACCTTTTCAAATGATTTTGACAAATTTTTATACCTTAAATTAGATAAGGGTGTTGATAATTTTAGAGCAATGGATATATGTGAAGGAAAATTTATGTATTTTGAGTTTGATAAGGTTGGAGAATGGAAGTCAAAATATGGATATAATATTATAATTTATTCAAATGATCATCTTATAGATGGTAAAAAACATTTTCATTTTTTCCATAGAGGCAATGATGTAGAATTTAAAGTAGATTTTTATGGAAACATTCTAGAAAGAGTTGGTAAAAATGATATACCAAAGAATATTCAAAAAGAGATGATTGAATTTTGTAAATTGCACTTTAATACTATGAATAATATTTGGGATAAAAGAGAAAATTAAAAATGATAAAAATAATAAGTAAAGAAACATCATATTATAATGATTTAATTGATTTATGCGATCTTCCTCTATCGATGAGTATGGAGAAAAATAGTGATTTACATTATTTTAGTAGAGGTAGGGAATTTCTTGATAATGTTTTTAAAATATCAAACACTATTATTCTTTATATGGAGAATGATCCATCTATTTATAGAGATAAATTTATGGAAATAAAAATTGATAGTAAAAAAAAAATAAAAATTGAAGAATTGTTAGAAAAATATTTATCTAATGATAGAGGATATTGTTTATCAATCATATTTAAATTAAGAAATTTCGATTTTCTTCAATTAGATAATTACTCCCTTGTTGAGAATTTACAAAAAGGAATAAAAAAATACATAAATTCTGATGAATCAAGTTTTGAAATTTATACTACACTAAGCCCTAGAAGCATTCCCCTTATTAATAACCCCAATCCTTCCTAATCTGTATAAAATATGATCTATAGGAACGCTTGTTCTAACTTTACCTCCATTTGGATCATAAACAATATATGTTCCGTCTTTATTTTTACCGGTGATTGCCATCCAATGTTGATTTCCACGAACATATGGAGCCATAACACCTCCTTTGGAAGATTTATCTTTTTTATTTTTAGATTCCCATAATAGAGGACCTTTACTTAATAAATTATCTAATTTATTTTGATCAATACTATAATAAAAAGATGGAGTTGTTGTTTGTTTATATTTTGATGATATTGTTCCCCAATAGGCAACTACGTTATTTCCACTGGCTTTATAGAAATCTCCTGGAGTTGCATTTAATCCATAAGCTGATGATGCCATTGCATATGTTGATAAGCAACATCCTGCTCTTCTCATTGTAGTTCCACTTCCAGAATAATTTCCCCACCTTATATCTCCTTGATTAAATATATTACAATTCCATAGGATAGCAACATTTGCTTTATCGATATCTGGTGGTCCTACCGACTCTGTAGATGATACATCTTCATTTCCCAAATCAGTATCATCAATTGTTGATGCTGGATTTTCATCTTTTGGAATAGCTGACTTATAATCGGAATCTGGTGAATATGGCGAGTCTTCAGTTTTTGAATTAACACCATCTCCAAATTGTTTTTTATAGTCTCTTGATTGAGATTCTATTTTATTATTTTTAGATATTTTAACATGATTACTCAAAAATTGCTGCCTCTTAGCTTTATATTCTGTTAAGCAATTTATAAATCCTGGTTGAGCTACTACAGGAGATCCTAAATTTCCTAAATAAGGACCTTGTAATAAATTATCTACTAATTTATCCATCCACTCCATAAATGTGGAGCCTAATACAGATTTTTCAGCGGCATCTCTTGATCCCAAAGTAATAATTGATTTATCATCTCTTAAGTTTAATCGAATATTGCCATTTTTATCTAAGTTTAAATTACTATATTCATGATCTATTTTTAATCCATCAGATTCGGTTCGATAAATTTGCGTTGAATGGTCTAAAAATACAGCTTTAAATGTTTTATAATTATCATCCGATAAGGATTTTAATTTATTTTCTAAATTGATATTATAATGATCTGCATAAATATATTCGGGTTTATAAATATTTCCATTTCCAAAAACAACCGATACTAATTTTCCAACATCCGGCATATTAAATTCGTTGCCATTTAAATCTTTAAATGCTGATGCCCATGGTATATCCTCTGTCGGCATTTCATCATAGACACTAGCGACCCTTACTTTAACTCTACCTAGCTTTTTTGGGTCGGCATTATCCTCTACTATACCGATAAATATCTCATTTTTTAGCTTTT